TTTATTTCGTATTATGGTTGCGGAATAATTTCATAATAGCGTTTAAATGAAACGACGGATATCGCGTAATTGTTGGATGGAAATGAATATGTTATAGGTCTGCGCGAATGATTTGAAGTTATATTTATTAATGGAATAACGCCGATAAGGGTTCTGCGCATATTTATGAGTTCCCGCGGAACATCTGTATCTATTATATCGTTGCCAACCGGAATTGTGTATGTCCCATCGATAAGTTTAAATACTGTCGAATAACGTAATGAATATACATTGTATCTGGCAGTTCCACCCCCTTCATTCGTCAAATTAAAATAAACATCGCTATATGGGGCTACGGTCAGATCTTGCTGTAATTGAGGGGTCCATACAACCGGAGATACTGCCATTATATTTTTTTACAATTAGCGGTGCGTACTGCTGATATGTCCTTGTAAAAAAATATTACCGCAAAAACCAATTATTGGAGAGGTAATTCGTATCCTGTGTAGAAGCTTCGGCGCCGGTATTCGTCACCATCTTCATAATCGGACCCTCGTCAACGATACTCTTGATTTTGGATGACCCGATGGAGTAATTGAAATACTGAATTGTAGAAATATATCCACTGAAACGATTTGCTTGTTTCGCCTCGCCGATATTCACATTTCCGTAATTTTGAAGTGGAATGCCGGCAGTTTTGATACGTTGCGCCAGACGCCCATTAATGTACAAATCAATAACATTATTTGTTACACGAATAATTGCAGATACCCAATTTTTGATAGGAATATCGGTGACGAGGAGTTTCTCGTGTAAATTTTCGTGCAGGGTCGTGCGATTCTCACTTTTTCCGGAAACATCCACAACCGCCATCAATGTTACATTGACACCTTTATCTGTGCGGTCTGGATTTGTAGGTGTGACATCATCCGTAAATTTGATGTACAATCCAGGCGCGTTATTTGGATAATAGATACCATTAGTGCTTGATTTTGTTCCTTCACCGCCTTTGCTAAAGATTCTGGAAAATTTGTCTTTCTGAATAGGAACTTGTTTAATAAAAAACCAAGTTGACCATGTATATTCTAAACCCCCGTCTTCATTCGTAGAACGTGATATAAAAATAGAGTTCTTTTTGGCAGGGTCCTGTGGAATCGTTATTACCATATCTTCAGTATTTGCAGTTCCATTTAATACGTAAGGCGCCATGGTTGGTAGTAGTATATATGACAAGCCAATAATCGCCAGTTTGATTGAAAAATACAAAACGATAAATACCATTAAAATAAATGCGAATTTTGCGACAAGACTATTCGATTCCATAAAATCTTTTACTCCAAACCCGCCGCCACCAGTTCCGGTTGAAGATAGACCGGCATCCCCCGGTTTTGAAAAACTTGATGTTATTCCGCTTAAAACTCCGCCACTGTCTCCGCCACTACTACTTGAACCAGTATCGCTCATTTCGAAATAATTCTTACTATTGCGTATATATTACTATATATATGTAATAAAAAATTGCGCATTCGGGGAGGGCGTGGGCGTGGGCGTGGGGCGGATATTACGTACTCACACTGGTTTGTTCTTGGTTATCGACAATGAAACTCAACTTGACCTTGTATTTGTTGAGTAGGTCGCCCCAAGGGCTTCCACCGAAACCTTGTGAATAAATATCCCACGCTTCTTGTGGTGCGATCGGCGAGTTCTTCAACTTAACATTGGTTATGAATCCGATATCGTTACTAGCAGTTCCCCCTCCTAAAGTTATTGTATCTGTCTCTTGCAACCTTGAACCTAAATTGACAATACAGGATTTCATTAATTTACCGTCGACATACACATCCAGTGCCGAACCATTGAAACTAACGATGAGATTAACCCACTTTTGAAGAGGGAAATCTGGTATATTACATTCGTCGCTGTCAGACTGACCACGCCTTGGAAAAATCTGTATAATATTTTTACCATTCATACATTGAATCTTGAATAGTATGTCAGCTCCTTTTTTGAACTCAATCAAACTGATATCTGATGGCCACGTCTTAATATAAAACCAAATCGAAACAGCACTATTTGCCTTAAAACTACTAGGTAGAGTACTGCCGGTTAAAATGAGTTGACTCGACCATTTTTGCATTGATCCTAAAGTAGTGTAGTTCGTCGTAATTGCCTTGAAAATGACATATAACAACAAAAGGATTACGATGACTGCCAATACAAGTTTAGAATTCATTTATCTATAATTATTCGTATAAATATTATAGATATAATAATACGCCTCTCTGGCGTTTATTGTGAATATATGGTGGTTGACCCGGTTGACTTTATTTCGTCCTTAATCGTCGCAGTCCCGACCATTGGCGGGTTTTGCGTTTTCAACATTGTATAAGTCCATCGAATCTGTTCCTTTGTAAGAGGATACTTGTGAAATGCGAAATTACAGATACTTCCGTTCAATCCGGCGCCTTTTTCCTTGTCTCCTACCGTTATTGGTTTTAATTCTATATTTGGCATAATGAAATCGCTCTTGGTTATAAGTTTATTATTCAGGAAGAAGTCCATCGTCTTTCCGTCATAATTGATTACGAAATAATTCCAGCGCTGAAGAGGAATGTCCGCGTCCAATATTTCCTCGTCTAACGCCATTTCGGTTTTTGTTTTCGTTAATCGGTCATTGAAACTAGCGCCTCGAACTATTGTATTATAATTTGCTCTAGAATTATAGATAACATCCGGAGCGTCCTTGGGTAAATTATCGTCAGCCATCGAAAGTGTATTGCACATTATCTTGAGTTCATTCCTAGACGGATTATATGTCATTTTGGGGACATCTCCGAAATTAAATATTTCTAAATCTTCCGTTTTCGTTGTAACATTGTTATTCAATAAAAACCATCCAGAAATGGCGTAATGATATCTCTTTTTCTCTTCAGGGGGGCAGTTTGCCGCCTTATCTTCTTTCGTACGGTCGATACCCGTATTATGGTAAATGAATATTTCTTTGCTTTGTGTTGTCAAGTTTGTATCATATTTGTCCTTCAGTTGTACTGGTGTAGCCACGATTTGCGAAGCCGATGCACCGATGTAGTTAAGGAGGTAAGGTCCGCCAAACAAGATTGCAAGAAGGAGCAACTCAATCCCAACAATAATCCAAATGGTGGATGTTGTATCACCGATCGCATTTTGAGACCCTTTGAGCAGGTCGAGAAAGAGACACGGGATGTAGATAATACACGCCCACAGAATTTTCAATAATTTCAACCCAAGAATTGATTTTGTAAGATGGAAGATGAACATAACCACAATAAGAGCAATCATAACCCCGGCTTGTTTATAATACGCGAGGACACACAATACAATAAAGAAGATGGTATTGGTAATAAACCGGATATTTGATAGAAGGTTTGACATTGGTGCAAGAGGAGCTTTATCCGGACTCTGTCCCTCAGCGGGGCGCGTTCGATTATCCAACATTTCTAACACATAATGAAAAAACAGGATTGCTAGGCCGAGTATCGTCATTCCGGTAACCGACATTGTCTCATTACCATTTTCGTCCTTATTTTTGTCGTATATCCAAACAACAACCATCAATACGACGTAGATAATATGCGTCATTCCGAAGGTGAGTTGGCGCATTGGACTAGTCGAGTCTTCTGGTTTAAGGTCATTGAATATGTAGTCTTCTGGGGTTTTTGAGTTCGCGGTCTTGAATTTCTCTCGGAGATATGCAACAAACCCGGCGATACCGACAATTGCAATGACAACATAGATTGTCCGCGCAGTCGGAGAGTCCAATTGCGCAACAAACCCGCCGGTTGAGGTTTCCTCCTCGGTTGTTCGATTCTCCGCGCCAACCTTATAAACCATATAAATACCAGAAAGTATCAAAATAACAAATGATATCGTCAAAAAAACGACCTTGATAAGCTTACCGACGGAGTCGACCTTAGTTTGTTCAATGGTGGTTGTTGTCGCCGCCGCCGCCGCCGCGATACCAGGAGCAGGACCAGGAGCAGGAGCAGGAACAGGAATTGCAGCACCCGTCGATGATACACTATTCGGGTCAATCGGGTCCCCTATCGTAAATAACCGAAGGTCGGTCGTAGATGAGGTCCATTTCGTAAAGTTCAACTTACCAAGTTCTGCAAAGAGTTTATTCCGTATGTCCTCAGTAAACCATGCCAGAATACTAAACAATATCAGCTTAAAAACGGTTATAAATAACCACGGAATCAGATAAATCGCGGTAAAAAACAGGCGAATCCATCGAATCATAAATGTTTCTGGTTTAAACGCGGATGACGGACCGTGAGGTGAAGCAATAAAATACCACCCGGGAATCGAGGTAATTGCAAAAAGAATAACGAGAGCAATTCCCCAGCCCCAACCATCTGGAACGGGTTTAAAATCATCCTGTTCCTTGTTTTGGATTAGATGGTTATACCACCACCACCACAATCCTATAACAGCCGTCAAACCTGCACCTACAATCGCGGCAATAATTGATAGTGTTTTATTGTCATTGGGTATAGAATCATCATACTGCCATACCTGTATAGATTCCGCAAACCGTAAGATTGTATCGAGACCGCCAACATTGAGTTCTTTGACGACGGGGAGCAATAATATTCCGCATAATAATAGACCTACAATCAATACTATAAAAAATGTGTCAATTAATTCTTTTACCTTTGAATACATATTTGGACTGAATGCCTTTATGATCCATTCTTTTGTTGCATCGGATGTAGAAACACGCGTGAAAATGATAGCAACCCATAACACGATGAGAATAACGAGTAAAAAGGGGTTCCACGCTGCACCTTTGGCGGCGCGAACAACCGAACGTGGTTGCCACGTAGCAGTATTTTCGTTATATTTATTTAAAAGGTCGTCCCATTCTGTTCCGGTTATATTATCAATATTTCCTTCTGTTATTTTATTAACTGCCTTATGAGAACCTTCAATAAGATTAGTAGTTGTTCCATCTAATCCGGTGCATATAGCGGCTTTCGGTTGTCCCGTCGCTTTAGGACCTATAGGATCTATAAATGGTGTTATATTTGCCCAAAAACTGTCGTTTTTTGGCATCTCGCCACATATTCCCATCCTTAAACGTGCAGTTCGGAAAATCGTAATCATAACGATAATAACTACTGAAAGCGTCATAAAAACGCCATTTACGATATTCGACGTTGGGTTTTGCTCGTTTTGTTTATTTTCTATTTCTCTTATCTTATTGTTGAAATCCGTCGCTGCCTCCGGGCTATTTACATCATAATCCGGATTTTCCTTCTTCTTTGCGATATTCAGTTCTGCACGTATTATACCTTTCTGTTCTGGCGTTAGTTCTCTTTGTTTCGCCATATCCATGATGTTCCAAATATAACATCCGATAAACAATACCACCAATATCCACCCAGACCAATGATATGTAAGTGTTTTTTTCAACCCTCCAAGTATGAGTACTAAGAATATAGAAGCAATAATCATATAGATACCGCCGTGCGCTGCAAATACAGTTTTAATGAAATCTTCGCTCTTCTCAATTTTGCTGAGTGTTCCAAAACCCGGCCATTCCTGACTCTGCGCAATAAATAAAATACCGCAAAGAAATAAAAAGGCAAAACCCAAGACTCTTAATGGAAATACAAACCAACTCAGGTCGAAGGCGGGGGAGGGGTATATCTGCAGCACATCCGACCATTGATTAAAATTATATCTATCCACATTAAAAACCTCATACTTATACATTAGTCCACCGAGACAAGCATATGCAATAACCTGTATTATTAACCCAAAAAACAACATGGTATTCGCGCCATTATTTGCAGGGTCTTTTTTGTACTCGTCTTCCTTTATTTTCTCAACATCTATATCTTTTTTATCATTTTCAAGTATTTTCGCACGAGCAAACATATAAATCCCGATAACAGAAGCAATAAACCCACCGAATCCCAACTTTTTCGAATACGATTTATCTGCGTCAGTGTCGGGGGTGTCCGTATCACGGAATATTTTCCATAACGAGTAAATAACTAATACAATTCCACCGATAGAAAATATACCACCGATACCTTGTAATGCTCCAATATTACGAGAAAATGGTACGGTCGGCGGGTTCGCATTGATACCGATACTCCCGAACCCGAGTCCAATTCCTGCTATGGCGACAACCGAAGACACGATTATACCAACGATAGGCCTCCATCCATTCGGAGGAGTAGAAGGAGGAGGTAATATAGAATTATTTGCATCCCCTTTTAACCATTCCCTGTACGTTTTTACATCTGCGCTCATTACCCATAATGCATATATGACGACTAGTATCAACATCATAAAACTGCCTAGCTGTTTTCGGATAACATCCCATGTAAAAAACCCAACAAGGACTATAACAGTAATAATAATAATTGGTAAATAATCTAGTAGTTTATTTATATGAAATGATTCTCCTATGGATGGGGTGTTTTCCATATTGAATATAATAACAACAACACCAGTTATAATTATAAGATATAATAATGCTTCATCAACCGACGTAGTAGGTATAGTCCGCGCGTGTGTTATAAGAACGACATCGCCGTCTTTTTTCCGTGGCAATCGCGACATAATGCGACTAAATTATCCACGTGGTTGGATCCTCCGTGTTCTAAAGCTATAACGTGGTCGACTTCAAACCACGCGGGGAGTTGACGTTGACAATCTCCGCATTTCCAGCCTTGTTGTGCTGCAACATATTTCTTTTTGGTTTCACTTACACTGCGTTTGCTAGAGCCTTTGCCGGAATTGAGAAGACGCCGTTCGGCTGCACCGCCGCCCTGGGACATTGCAGTTCTTATCCCCGGCGCACCGCCGCCGCCCAGCGCACCTCCTCCTCCACTACCACCACCGTCGTTTTGGGGCGGACCTCCCCCGGCAAATCGCCCCGTCATATCAAAAAACGGGGTTATCATATCCGCAGTCCCTTTGCTTATCGGCATATACTTGATAATATCGTTGGCGTGATAAAACAATTGCCTAGAGTTTTCCGGATTACGGCGTAAGAACATAAAAAGTGATAGACCGATAAACCCGAATGTTGCCATTTTGATCCATTTTTGATTACTTTGAAACATCTTGAACATTTGACCGTCATAATAGGTATTTGCGATTAGAAGTGCTGTAATAATAAACACGATATACTCTGTCTTTATCATTGTATAATCTTTGCGTAGAGTTATATTTAGTATCGATTATTTTGCTAGGGTGGGGAGTGAATCCGCGCCTACCCCCTGCCCCGTATGATATTACTAGACATTACACTCAGACAATAGCCGGCGTGTCTCTTCGTCAGAAGCGCCGGTCTCTTCATCATAATCGTCTGGGTTTGGTGCACTTTTACCTAAGAAAAGTGAGTCTGGACCACCTGGGGTATTATTTGTTAACCATAAAAAAAACATACTCATGTCTGGGGTCAATGTCATATTGGACGGGGGGGGGGTGGAATAATCTCCACCACCACTGGCAATACACAACTGTTTGACCAACCAATCCATCTTAGTTGCATAAAAACGTAAATATTTCGCTTTGTTTTCTTGATTGATGTTTTCTACAACTATAGGGTAGTGGTGGCTGCAAGCGTCTCGTACGACTATGTCTCGGTTGTCAAAAAACACACCCAACAAACGGTAAATCTCAAATTTCCAAGCTTCGTGAAAAGTTATGCCCGAACATCTATCTTTTTTCCAGTGTTTTGTTGCAAAAAACTTATTCGGGTTCCATTGTTTCTTAGCCGGTCGTCTCAGTACTGAATGACCCCCCCCTCCACCTTCAATAATATTTGTTTTTCTGGTATATATTTTACGCGTATTCCTGCGTCTGCGTAATTTAGATTTCCTTCTAAATTGGTTGCTTTTACGCGACATTTTTACCGATAATTTCATCATTTATATTAGTAAAACATTATATTGCATTACCGGTTATGATAGTAATAGGCTGCATACCCTAATCCGACCACCACTAATAAATAGACTAATTTCTCTCGATATTTTAGTTCTTCTAGTATTTGTATCGGTTTTGGCCGGTAATGTAGGTAATATCTCTCGATCGCGTCGTGTAAAGGCATCTCATCCTTCATCAAAATAACATTATATCGATTATGAATGAAGTGAACCCAGCGTATAAAAGATTCGCGGGTATCTAAATACGGTTGAACGGGATACTTGCTGATCATTCTATCGAACTCAGCCGACATTTCCGGGTCAGGAATGATCATTGAGAAATTTCGGATAAAATCATAGTAGTTTTTACGCACAACGTCGTTTACGTGATCTGGATAGTTAACCGCGGCGGTCATTAACACGAACCAATAATGCGGACCCCATATTTTCGCGTCCAGTTTAAGCATATGGCTTCTTATGTGGGGTGCTTATTATGAAACAACATAAAAACAATAAGAGAAATACGATAAGCCGAATGGAACATAGTATACATAAATCCTCTTCTGAGTCTGCATCAATGCAAAGCGCTACAAAAAAAACAAATAACCCTAAATCTGAGTTATCCTACTTGGAAATTATTCAATTACGACAAAATAAACCGGCCGAGGAGGATAGTCTGGGGGGCGGTGGTGGAGATGCGAATAAATATTTCTGTAATAACTGTAATCGTACGAATCACGTATACAATACTTGCCGCGCACCGATAACTAGTATTGGCGTAATTGCATTTCGATGTGGAGATACGGGTCCAGAGTTTCTTATGATCCGTAGGCGAGATTCATTCGGGTATGTTGATTTCATCCGCGGGAAATATTCGTTAAATGACGAGGCGTATATCCAGCGCATCATTGATGAGATGACAGTCGCTGAAAAGGCGACATTATTGCGTCTTACTTTTGAACAGTTATGGCGGTTATTATGGGGAGAATATACGCGCGGGAGTCAGTATAAAAACGAAGAACATGTTTCTTATGAAAAATACCGCCAAGTGCTTGGTGGGATACGAACGAAAGATGGGCGTGTAAAAACCCTCCAACAATTCATTGATGATTCTACAACACGATGGAACGAAACAGAGTGGGGGTTTCCGAAGGGTCGGCGTAATTATAACGAGAAGGACCTGCCGTGTGCGCTGAGAGAATGTCTGGAAGAGACGGGATATGATATAACCGCTGAAAATGTTATCCAAAACATCGCCCCCTTTGAGGAGATATTTATGGGGTCGGATATGAAGTGTTATAAACAGAAGTATTTTCTAGCAATGGTGGATTTAGATAAGAAACCGAAAAAGGCGCACGATATTATGGAGGTTGGTCTTATGAAATGGATGTCATTTGATGAATGTATACAGGCAATACGACCCTATAATTTAGAAAAAATCGGGATTGTTCGTAAAATCAATAACATATTGTCCCGCTACAGAATATTTTGAACTATTCTATTTTGAAATATATCCTTTTTATTTCGTATAGTTATATAAAGGATAACTGATTCTAACATACAATGGAAAATCAGAGTATCAATCAAGAGGAATTTGCTAACCCTGTATTCGTTCCGGCTCATCTCTCGGGTCTACGGGTTCGAGGTTCTGGTATGCCGGCGCCGGCGCCTCCCTTGTCTGCATCCCCTCCCCCGCCGGTTCCACCACCCGCGCCTAGTGGCGATAATCCAGATGTTGCCGATATTCCGAGAGAAATCAATGAGGACGAAGAGAATATTCCAATGGAGTTGACCGTCGCATCGGTTGCAAGTGCAGCACTGGCGGTTATGCCAGAGGCGGAGGCGGCGGCACCGGATAAAAAACGCGCCACCTCCCCCGCCCCTCGCAATCCTCCTCGTTCCAAGGATATAATCGCGCGAATGAAAAAAGACCTGGAAGAAGGTAGAAAACGACTCAAGCCAGAAGAAATCAATAACCCATTTAGTAAGGAGTTCAACCGATTATTATTGAAAAAGGAATTGCTTGAACGAGAGATGACAATACACGATATTGGGGTATTGCCGGATGATGACCCCGCCGCCGCCGCCGCAGCAGAAGGATTGTATCCAACATTGAATGACCCCAATTTTAATACCAAAATCGCCCTTCGAAAAGAGTTTTTTGATACCAAAATGGACGTCGATAATACAAAAAATGTCGAAGACGAGGCCGAGGTGTTGTGTAATGCACAGATCGAACTCGCGCCAAACCAGCAGTTTGTCCGTAATTTTCTTTCAGTTGAAACCCCTTACAACAGTCTGCTTTTATATCACGGTCTTGGAACTGGAAAAACGTGTTCGGCGATTAGTGTCGCAGAAGAGATGCGTGATTATATGAAACAAATGGGAATTAACCAGCAGATTATTGTTATTGCGTCGCCGAATGTACAGGAGAATTTTCGACTTCAACTCTTTGACGAACGAGAACTCCGAGAGATTGAGCCGGGTGTTTGGAATATACGGGCGTGTACTGGAAATAATCTTATCAAGGAAATAAATCCGATGAATATGAAGGGATTAACCCGTGATAAAATCATCAAACAAATCAGGCGGTTGATATCATCTCACTACTTATTTTTTGGGTATAATGAATTCGCGAATTATGCGCGGACCAATGCAGCAAGTATTGGTATTTCACAAGATGATGCAGTTATACAAGAGGTTCGGCGTAAGTCTTCGGCGGGAACGGGTGCTGCGGTAGCTTCCGCCGGCGCCGCCGCAATGAAAAAGGGTCGTCGTTCGGCGGCGGATATCGCCAAAGCGGCTGAAACGGAGACACTCGCCATTGAAACGCTCTCAGTTGCGAAACTGCGTAAACTCTTCGCAAATACATTAATCATCATCGACGAAGTTCATAATATCCGTATAACCGACGACAATCGCGATAAACGCGTTGCAAAGATATTGTTTCAGATTGTTCAAAAAGTAAACAATGTGCGCCTTTTGTTATTATCAGGAACACCGATGTATAATAGTTATAAGGAGATTGTATGGTTGATAAATCTGATGAACTTGAATGACCGACGCGCCACGATTGATATAACAGAGGTCTTTGATGAGCGCGGAAACTTTCGTTTGGATGCGGAAGGTCGAGAGATTGGAAAGGACCTTTTAATTCGAAAAGCCACGGGGTATGTTTCATTTGTTCGCGGGGAGAATCCATATACCTTTCCATATCGAATCTTTCCGAGAGAACACTCCCCCGAACATTCGCTATTGGCGGCGCTGAGTGGCGGTCTTCGATATCCGCGCACCCAACTTAATGGGCGTCATATTGACCAACCCATCGAACATATTGATGTGTATATGACACAAGTAGGCGATATTCAGGAAGCCGCGTATCGGTTTATTATTAATGATATGAAGGCGATGTATATTTATAAAAAGACTGCGATGGTGCGGCGGAAAAAAGCGGCGGCGGCGGCGGCGGCAGCGGCAGGAGAGGCGGCGGGAGGAGAGGCGGCAGGAGGAGAGGCGGCAGCAGCAACGACGAAACCGAAACCGAAAGGAAAGAAGACGCAGCAGCCGGCTACCACCCCGCCAGTATCCATTGACGAAACCACCGTCGTTGAAGCCGCGGATTTTCCATCTTTTGAAAATATGGATACAATCGGATATGCAGTTGTTCAGCGCCCCCTTGAAGCATTGAATATTGTATACCCACACCCCTCACTCATTGAATATATCAATAATCCGAATGATGAGTTTGATATCGCGGCGTGTATTGGAAAAGAAGGGTTGCGACATATTATGTCCTATGAAGAATCCGGCAACCCGCCAATGCGGTTGAACTTCGAATATCGTTCAGAGTTTACGCGTTCCTTCCGACTTCCCCAGGGGGAGACCACCACAAAGACATCATCGCGCATCTTCGCACCAGAAAATATCGGGCGATACTCTGCAAAGATTAAAAATATATGCGATACTATTATTCGGAGTGATGGGGTTATCCTTGCGTATAGTCAGTATATCGACGGCGGGGTTGTTCCGATTGCATTAGCCCTTGAAGAGCTTGGATTTACACGATACAGTGCGGCTGGTGGAAACTCGTCTCTTTTTAGAAGTAGACCGACCCCGCCCATTGACGCAATAACAATGCTCTCTCAACGACAGCACCAAGCACAGTTTCCGAATCAGGCATTTCGTCCAGCGCGATATTCGGTTATAACCGGCGACCCAACAATATCTCCGGATAATCTCTATGAACTGAAAGCGCTGACAAACGACGATAATACGCACGGCGAAAATGTGAAAGTTGTTATTATTTCGGTTGCGGGGAGTGAAGGTCTTGACTTTAAAAATATTCGCCAGGTGCATATTTTAGAACCGTGGTATAATATGAATCTTCTAGAGCAAATCATTGGCCGCGCGATTCGAAACTGCAGTCATAAACGTCTTCCTTATTCACATCGAAACGTTGAACTTTATTTATACGGGACACAACTTTCAAATCCCGAAATTGAGGCGATTGACCTTTACTTGTATCGTTTATCGGAGTTCAAAGCAGTTAAAATTGGCACCGTTTCTCGCGTATTGCGAACATCTGCCGTGGATTGTCTTCTTAATATGCAACATAATACGCAAACCGCGGAACATTTGAATCAAGTTGTCTCCCAAAATCTCTCGTCGCGTAAACGAATCGAATATCAGGTGGGGGCGCGTCCATATTCTGCATTATGTGATTATATGGAACGGTGCGAGTATACTTGTCGTCCAACCTTTTCAAATGGGCGCCCAATTCAAGAACAGCACGAGTTGTATGGTATGGGCGATGACAGCGACAGCGATAGCGATGAAGGCGGCGCTGGTGCAGCAGCAGGATCAAAAGGTAGTCCACGAGGAGGAGAGGTTCGTATGGATACATTTAATGAAAAATTTATGTCGATGAATTTAGATAAGATTATTTACAAAATCCGAGACTTATACAAGGACGGATTTTTTTATAAGAAAACCGGCCCGAATGGAATTATTGCACACGTAAACGCCATTCGTCAGTATCCGGTCGCGCAAATTAATCTCGCATTAACGCAAATGGTTTCCGACCCGAATGAATATGTTAATGATAAATACGGTCGTCTTGGTAGGATTATTAATGTCGGCGAGTATTATTTATTCCAACCGATTGAAATAACCGATAAACGTATAAGTATTCACGAACGAAGCGTACCGGTTCCCTATAAACATACATCGATTGAATATCCTCTTCCAGGTGAGGTATCAGAAGATTATCTTGGTATGGGACTAGGCCAGGCGGGTGCAGTTGCGATGCCGACGAGTAAGGTTGTTAGCAAAGTGAAGAAAACACTCGCCAAGACGGCGGCGGCCGAACAACATCAATCATCGGCCACTGCCGCAGCCGCTACCACTGCCGCGCCCCTGGAATCCGTCATGGACCCCGTCAGCGCCGCCGATGTATCATCAAGCTCAGATAGTGAACCTGCGAATGAAATAGAGGAACTTATTGGTAAGCTTCAAGCAACATTTGAAAGGTGTCAAACCATCTACGAAAAACCTACAAAAGAACAAGAAGAATGGTATTACTATTGTGGGAAAATAATTGAACAAATTTCGCAAACAGAAGAGTTCCAAATAACGAAAGAAGAACTTAAAGAACTTATTGTTGCAAACCTTCTGGAGCATTTGGAGAAGTTCGATGCTATTCTTGGTTTAATAAATTACTTGTATCAAAAGAACAATAATTCGATGGGTAGCGGTGGCGGTGGCGGCGGTGGTGGCCCCGCTTTTTCGAAAGTTCAACCACTCTCCCCTTTTGAAAGAATGCTATTGAAGTATTACGCAGAACAGATGATTTCCCGTCCATTAGTTGGGCGAAAGGCTGCCGCAGCGAGTGCCGGGACCCCCCTTCCACAAGATCAAGGGTTGATAGTATTTAACGAAAGTAAAGAACCGCCTTATTCGCTGATTGTCTTGCGTTATGAAACTACCGAATGGAAAGTCGCAGAACCGCAAGATGAAAACGATTATGAGCTACGTTTAGACGATGTTCAAACAAGACATATCCAAAATATGAATATGGTCATCGGGTTTATCTCTTTTTTCAAGAAAGAATATCTGATTTTCAAGGTAAAGGTTATGTCGAAGAAGCGCGATAAAGGTGCGCGATGCGACCAGTCAGGTAAAACTGAAACAATAACAACAATCAACACAATTCTCTCATTAAACGAAGCTACATCCGGCGATGATTATAAACTTACGATTGAAAATACAAAGATGAGAACCCAGCGAGAATTATGTGTATTTCAGGAGTTTTTATTGCGAACATTTAACCGAAATAGAATTAATCGTCGCAAATGGTTTTTCACACCGGGCGAAGCATCAATGTGTAATCTCGAGAAATTATATTTGGAGAAATAAATGTATATAGTAGTTATATGAATACTTCCATATCAAAATACGAAATGCAACCAGGGTATATGGGACCGGGTGGAGGGGCAGCAGCTGCGCTGCCAGTCTCATCATCCGCATCATCGGCCTTAATTGGCGCAGGAGGAGTACAAGCCAAACCAAAATTAGGCATATACACGACAATTCTTCTTACACGGAAATTACAGATTCCATTTCGAATTATAGGGCGCAATGTCAAAGATACGTTGGAACACATTCTCTCGAAAATGGTTGAAGGAAAGTGTATGGCGGAGGGATTTATCCGTCCTGGGAGTGTCAAGATATTGTCATACTCCAATGGTTATTTATATGGGAAATACGCGATATTTGATGTTGTTTACGAATGTCTGGCGTGTTCTCTCGTAGAAGGCGTGGTGTTTTCGTGTGTCATTAAGAATATTAGTCTCGCAGGGATTCGCGCGATACTCAATGAACCGAAAACGCCGGTTGTTGTTTTTATTGCCCGAGATCATCACTATGACCGAGCAGATTTTACGCGCCTTCAAGAAGAGGAAGAGATTCGTATTCGGGTTATTGGTCAACGGTTTGAAATAGGAGACGATGCGATTTCCGTTATTGGAGAGTTGGTCTAGGCGCGAGGTAGTCCGAGATATACTATATATACTATATATACTATATATACTATATATACTATATATACTATATACTACTATAATGGATTATATATTCACGTGTCTTCACTGTCAAGAACCCTTTGTTATTCACGGAAACGATTTCAATTGTCGTATCTTGCGCCACGGTGTATATAAACATAATCTTCAACCCATTCCACCTCACGCAACAAAGGAAGAATGCGACACGTTATTTAAGTCGGGCGAAATCTATGGATGCGCCAAACCACTTCAAATCATATCATCCAACACGACATTAAACGGATATGATGTGATAATATGCGAGTATATCTGAATAAAATTGATAAAGATATAAACATATAATTCGGATTCATATAGCTATCGTTTCATATATTCAAATGGCATCCACCGTTCCACGAATATTGACGACGATCCGACCGAAAAAGAAACAACAAAATAGTAAATCGGCGCGGACGGTGGTATCCTTGGACGAAAACAATGAAATCAATACGATGACGGCGGCAGATACGACAGAGACCACCGGTGCGGCTACTACTACCGACCCGATTCCTTACTGTGATATGGATCTGTTTCGTAAACAACAAATCAACCGGAAACTAATGGTTTCATTTTCCAAAATAAAACAGGGCGTTGATGTCAAACAATTTCTGACAAACGAATTAGCCAAACAGATAGAGGGGTATTGCTCTATCGAAGGATACATATGTCCAAAATCTATCTCGATACTCTCCTACTCGTGTGGAACATTGACCGGTGCAAACATTATATTTGACATCGTGGCGGAATGTTTCATATGTTTCCCGAATGAACATACAACTATCAAATGTGTTGCTCGAACGATTACTCACGCTGGAATTCGCGCAGGAGCAACCCAGTTAACACCTGGGTCTTTATCTCCAATTGAAGTGTTTCTTTCCCGTGATATGAATATGAAAAATAGCGAATTGTTTGCCAGGATTGAAGAAAATGACATTTTGACGGTTGAAATTATTGGACGGCGGTTTGTATTACACGATACACATGTGACAATTATCGCAATGTTGAACGATGCAAAATCGCCGAATGAATGAATGAATGAATGAATGAATGAATGAATGAATGAATGAATGAATGAATGAATGAATGAATGAATGAATGAATGAATGAATGAATGAATGAATGAATGAATGAAAGGGTATAAAGTTTCATTACGCTTATTTTTTAAACGATGTCCATTTCAAAGCCAAACCTCCACCCCGAAACGAATATCCCGGTCATTGCAAGTCTTTCTGCAATGAATGAATTACAGGGTATTGCGCAACAAGTAGAAGTAAAAACGAATTACTTGATGCTCCTTAAAGATGGAATTGAGAATATGCCGATTATTCATCAGATTGAGATATTGCGTATCTTACACAGCAAACACACCCAAATCAATGAAAATAAAAATGGAGTGTTTGTCAATATTTCTAAAATAAATGACGCTACGCTAC